CAATTCACATGAGTATTCCAATACCTCCATTTCCTGAATTGGATATCTCCTCTCATAAACGAACCGTACGAAAGATGATCATTCCAATTTTAGATCCAGCTTTCTAAAAAAAGTATAACTGAAGTTATGGATCGTATTATAGAATACATTATGTACCATTGCGATATTTCTGTTTTTTGGGTTATAGAGGAGTCCAGTAATGAAAAACGTAGCGCTGTATTGCAGGGTCAGTACGTCAGAACAGAGTCCAGAAATGCAACAGGACAGTCTTCTGGAATATGCCAAGCGAAGAAATTGGCAGGTTTATCGCGAGTATGTCGATCAAGGAATTTCCGGTACGGTAGAAAGCAGGCCAGCGTTAAATGACCTCATGGCAGACGCCAGAAAAGGGAAATTTGATATTGTCATGGTTTGGCGGTTTGACCGGTTTGCGCGAAGTCTTGCCCATCTGATTGAAGCCCTGAACGAGTTCAGCAGGATTGGAATTGACTTTATCAGTTATACCGAAAACATCGATACCACCACTGCAAGCGGACGGCTTGTCTTTTCCATGATCGGTGCAATTGCGGAGTTTGAACGTTGTCTGATCCGGGATCGGGTTAAGGCGGGGATCGACCGCGCCAAGCGCAACGGCGTCAAACTCGGACGTCCCAGAAAGGGATTTGACTATAAACGGGCGCTGCAGCTTCGTGATGAGGGGTGGTCATTCCGCAGGATTGCAAAAGAAATGAGTGTGAGTTCCGCGACGGTGTTCAAGGCCATTACCTGACGTTTATAAACCTTCAGTTTTCCGAATGGATTTCTAAATGGGTTTAAAAAACGGAATCTGTGTGGTTTTTGCAAACAGGTTTTCTAAACGCTTTTCCTCGCGGGGAAAAGCTTTCGTTGTTTTTGGAGGAAGCCACATTCAGGAAAACGGTTTTTTCCACTTCTCCATTTATAAGGAATAGCAAAATGGATCAGTCTGAATCACCATTGTTTAACCTTGGGCAGATCGCAATTACGCCTGCCGCGTTTCGCTCGATACAGGAAGCGGGAGATACAGCGCTACCGTTTTTGCACCGGCATGTTTGCGGAGACTGGGGAGATCTGGATCGTGAAGACCGGTGCGAGAATGACATCTCCGTACAGAACGGATTCCGGATTCTCTCTGCATATCATACATCCAGGGGAGTAAAGCTTTGGATCATTACCGAAGCGGATCGAAGCTCTACCACCATTCTGTTACCAGAGGAGTATTGAACCATGGACCGGATCGTATTGGATTTGCTGAAGTTTTATCAGAAGGAAATGGCGGAAACGAAAAAGGCGGCATCTGTCATAAAATCGCTGGGGATCACGAATGAGGCGGTAACGTTTTTCCAGCTTGCCTACAGTACAGGTGCGGCGTTTACGGTGGCGGGAAAAGAGCAGCGCAAGAAACTGCGTGCCTTGGATTTGGCGGGGAATATGGGAGACCGGTTTAAGGGATGCGTCATTATCCCCATCCATAATGAAACCGGGACGCTGGTAGATCTGCACGGGCTTCGATTACTTCGGGGGCAGGTTAAACGGATCTGTTGGAAAAATCCATCGCAGGGCATTATTGGTATTGCGGCTGTCGCAACGCATCCTGAAATCATCCTGACCGATACGCCGCTGTATGGATTGCAGATCATGGGCTACGGCTATCCCAACGTCGTGGCGCTGCGTCATCCGGACGAAATGAAAATCCTTTGTCCGCTTTTATCCAAGCACGACACACGGCGGGTATATATTCTCAGTCGCAGTCGTTTTGAACTTTTGCAGGAAGCGCTCAAACCCACCGGTGTGGATATTGTGAAACTACCATCACCCAAACCGCGCGTAGAGAAACGGCATCTTGAAGTCGTGGGAACCTTGCCGCTGCAACCGGAAGAGTGCACGATCAAGCTGATTGAAAAAAACGATTCGCGGCTGGTGTTTGACGCGGAAGGGGTACGGTATCGTCTTGATTCCATGCTGCTGTCGGGGATGGGGATGAAGGTACAGATCCGGGCGGAGCTTGAAAAACAATCATTCCGTGACAAGGTGGATCTGGCCAGTTTTACCCAGCGGAAAGGGTTTTGTCGTGCCTGCGGGATGCGGATGGGGATCTCTGCCGCGCGTATCGAAAATCACCTGTCCCGCATCGCGGACATGATCGATGAACTTTTACTCAGTGCGGCAGAGGCAAAAACCCAAACGGTACGACCGCTTAAACCGGGTGAGCAAGAAACGGCGCTATCTGTCCTGCGCTCTGAAAATATGCTGGACTACCTCTCACGCGCGATGGAAGAGAAACTGCATTTCATCGGGGAGGAGAGTAACCGCAAGCTGGCGCTGCTGATTGCGGCGTCCCGGTTACTGGAAAAGCCTTTGGGCGGGATGATCCGGGGAGAAGCTGGATGTGGCAAGAGTGAACTGATCCGGTGCGTGACCAGAGTCTTACCAATGACTGACGTTTTGTACTTCTCCCGGATGACGGGGCAGTCGCTTTTCTTCATGCCGCGTGACCAGCTTCAAAACAAGCTGCTGGTGGTGGATGAATATGAGGGGATGCAAGAATCAGAATATGCAGTCCGCACGATGATGAGTAGTCAGACTCTGAGCTTGGCCATTACCCTGAGAGAAGGTGGACGCGTCCCTGTTACCAAGACCGTAGAGATCCCCGCAACGGTAGCCATCCTTGTTTCCACCACCGGCGTAATCAATGCGGAAAACCTGTCCCGGTTTATTGAACTGCGGATGGATTCGGGCGCAGAGCAGAACGAGCGCGTCATCCGGGCGTTGGCAAAAAAGACGGCAGGCAGCCCCGGCAATTTACGTGAACTTCAAAACCTGTCGCAGATGCTGAAACCCTGCCGCGCGCTGATTCCGTATGCAGATAAACTGATTTACAAAAGCGCAAATGTTTTGGCTCGGCGTCAATTTACCCAAGTGGTGGGATTGATCTCCGCGCATGCAGCACTTCACCAGTACCAGCGGGAGGTAGAGGATAACGAAGTCATCGCGACCAAGGAAGACTATGCGGCTGTGTATCCGCTGCTTGCGTCTGTGGTCGATCACTTTGAGGAAAACCTGACACCGGCCTCGGTCAAGTTATTGGAAGTCCTGCAGAAGAAAAAAGCGGCAGCACTGACGCGCAAGCAGGTGATGGAGTGGATGGGCTGGCCGTACAGCCGTGCCTATACGGTATTGCAGGAATTATCGCGAGTGGATCTTCTGATAGCGGATAATCTCACCAACGGGATCGAAAGAAACTATGAGATAGCCCCATACTTTCAGACCTCAGGCGGAATCGGACATATCGCCCCACCCGAAACTATTTGAGTGCTATTAACCAGCTATTAGCCACCTATTTATGCACAGGAATAGGTGTAAATGAACATGTTTGAACAGCTTAGACAAAAGATTGGGCAAAGATGATCCGGAAAGACACACTGCAGGAGCAGAAAACGGCATTACCGGTTACGGTTACCGCGTACATTGCGCATCTGAAACGCGCAGGTCGGGCGGAAACCACGATCATCAGTATGATCCACTATCTTGGCGTTTTGAATGGGTGGCTTCATAAAAACTCGATTGCAATCACTGACGCAAAACATGCGGACTTGCAAGCGTTTCAGCAGTATCTTTTTGCCGAGTATCCCCGCAAGCTCTCCAACGGCACGATCTCCAACTACTTTCACGCCATCCGCGACTTTTACCGGTTTCTGGTGCGAGACAGATCGATCCTATCCAGTCCCGCTGAACTTCTGCTTCTTCCCAAATCGACGAAACCGGTGCATCGGGATATTCTGGATCGGGACGAGCTTCTGTCATTGATTCGCGCTCCCGGAACCAATACCGCTACCGGACTGCGGGATACATTGATCCTGCGGCTGATGGCATTGTCCGGGCTACGACGCGGGGACATCATTGGTTTACACGCGGAGGATATCAATTTATCGCAGCGGGAAATTATTATCAGAAATGGCAAGGGCAAGCGCGATCGGCTGTGCTTTTTTGATCGGGGTACGCAGAAGCTGATGGCGCAGTATTTTTTGCAGACGGGCGTGACCGGATTGCTTTTTCTGCGCGAGAATGGCGAACCGCTGAATGGCGATACCGTAGCGTGGGTGGTGGAGCGTGCCGTAAAAACGGCGAAGATCAAATATCATCTGACGCCCCACAGCCTGCGCCGTACTTTTTGTAATCTGCTTCTGCGCTCCGGGTGCGGGATCAAGGTGATTGCGGAGCTTGCCGGGCACAAACGGCTGTCCACCACGGTCAAGTATACCAAGGTCGATATCAGGCTGTTGTCTGAAATTTACCGTCAGTCCCATCCGAGGAGTCATCTGCATGCGTGAATCAATCCATGCGTATCTGGCGATGCTGAAAAGCGCAGGACGAAGTGAGCGCACCGTCAGTGAATACGCCAACCGTCTGCAGTATTTTAGAAACCATAGTAATTGCCGCAAACTGTGCAATACCACCTTGCAGGACATCCACGGTTTTCACGACAAGCTGATCCAGCAAAACCTTAAAAACAGTACCTGCATCGCTTACATGCAAACGTTACGTTATTTTTTGAAATGGGCGTATCGGCACGGCAAGGTACTGGTGGATCTGTCCGCCAATATCGAGATCCCCAAACTGGAAGAGACGCTACCGCCCACGCCACTCAGTTACGATGAAATGAAAACCATTTTGCAGTTGGTACAAAACAGTAAACGCAACCGTGCGATCATTGAGCTTCTCTACGGCTGTGGCCTGCGCAAGTCCGAACTGCTTGCCCTGAGCACCAGCGATATCGACGCAACCGCCTGCACCGTACTGGTACGCGGCAAGGGTGACCGCCAGCGGTTACTGCCCATCGGGGACGAGGCTTTGGAAGCGGTAGCCCGGTACCTATCAGGGGACAAGCGGCACGTAAAAGCGGCACCGCTGTTTGTCGTAAACGGGACACGCATGCGGGGCAATGTGCTGTCGGGGCTGATGGAGCGGTTATCGAAGAAACTGAACAAACACCTGCATTGCCACCTGTTTCGCCATACCTTTGCGCTGCACCTGTTAAAAGGCGGTGCGGATCTGGCGTATGTGCAAGCACTGCTCGGGCACGAGTCTCCCGACACCACTAACCGCTACCTGAAGCTGGTGGGTGACGAACTCAAGGCGGAATATGATTGGGTTATGGATGAGTTATTGGAGCAGGCTTAATTCTTGCTATTTTTCAGATTACAAGATACAATAGTGTCTCGGTAAGGGAGGTAAATTATGAACGCGAAAATCGACATCCCAATGGACAAGATCAAGGACTTCTGCCAGCGGTGGAAGATCGTCGAGTTTTCATTGTTTGGTTCCGTACTTCGTGATGACTTCCGTCCTGATTCCGATGTGGACATATTGGTACGGTTTGAAACGGATTATGAAAAGACCCTCTTTGACTTGGTTGAAATGCGCGATGAACTGAAAGAAATGTTTGGCCGCGATATTGATCTGGTACAGGAAGATGGTTTGGTAAACCCGTACAGGCGTCGTACAATCCTCAGTTCCAAGGAAGTGGTTTATGCTGCCTGAGGAAAAAGACGCGGCATGTTTATGGGATATTCTTACCGCTGCGCGTCTGATTCAGTATGTCGTGTCCCCAATGGATATGCAGTCTTTTCTGCAAGACCCGGTTCGTCAGGCAGCGGTCGTACGCCAATTTGAAATTATTGGTGAAGCAACCAAACGGTTATCACCTCAAATCCGTCAAGCCCACCCGGATGTACCATGGAAAAAGATGGCTGGTATGCGTGATGTCCTGATTCATAGTTATGACAGGGTAAACCTGCATGACATTTGGAATACATCCGTCAAGTCTATCCCGGAATTGATCTTATCCATTGAATCTCTGTTTCCACCCACAAATGAACAGATCTGAACGGTTTGGCGAAAACCACAAGAGCCACGATTACGACGCGGTGGGTAACCGGATTTACGAAAGTAACAACGGCATCGAGACGTACTTTACGTATGATGCGGCGAACGAACTGACGCAGGCGTACAATGCCACCGATGACAGCACGACGTCCTACATGTATGACGCGATGGGGAATTGTTTGTCGATCGCAGATGCAGACGGCACGACGTATTTCACCTACAACGATGCGAATCTGGTGACGTCGATCACGTACCCGGACAGCACGGTGAACTATTTCTACTACGACGGGCTGATGCGCAGGTATGCGATGGAGGACAGCGCGGGGCTGACGTACTTTGTGTGGGATAAAGGTGGCCTCAACCTGCTCGCGGAGAAAGACGCCAGTGGCAATGTCACGGCCGAGTACATCCACGGCTACAGTCCGGTGACGGGTATCGGTAGCCTTGTCGCGGCGAAGAAGACGGTGGACGGCACCGCATATTACCAGTACCCGCAGTACGACCATCGCGGAACTGTCGTAGGTTTGACGGACAAGACCGGCGCAGTGATCGCCAGCTACGAGTACAATGCTTTTGGCGAACCGCTCGTGGCAGAGGAGTCCACGGACGTCCAAGCCGCAGGCAACCGCTTCCGCTACCAGAGTAACTGGATGACACTGAAAGACAGCGGTGACCGCTTCTACCTCTCCGCCGCGCGGGTGTATGATGCCAAGACCGGCAGATTTTTGCAGCGCGATCCGCTGTTTAGTGGACAGTTCTTGGCGCATAGTTTCACCTTCACAAATAGCGTAAACTTTATGTTTAGTGAATATAGTATAAATGACAAAAAACATCTTGCACCAGCTTTTGAGATAGTTGAAAAATTAAAACAACAAACCCAACGTGACAATAGACCTGTCAAAGCAAGCAAATATATTTACAATAAACATAATGCTAATAATCGCGATTATGCACTTGCATATGCGTTGAAGTTACCTGTTTTATGTAATGATCCCTATGGCTTACAAACTGAATGTAAATATTGTGGGCGAGATGTTACCGGAGAACTTACTCAAGAAATCATTAATGCTTCCCAAGAATGGTCAAATATGTTCAGCGAGGCCGCAACTTCATGGTCTTCAATATGGCTATACCGCATGGTTACACGGTGGAAAGACATGGCTAGTCGTGGTCCTACGTTAGATTACCTTGCTGCATCGTATAAAATCTCAAAAGACGGTATAATATGTCCGTCAGGCAAGGAATGTGAAAGAACCTATGAGATTTGCGGTGAATGTGTTCATGATCATTTCATAGGAAATATTATGTACGGATATTGGATGAGATTACATGGCTTCAAAGACATAACAACCAATGCCATGGCACATGGATATCAATTAGTTGGACCGTCTGATGATGGTTCTTATAGTGGATCGTTCCAGTTGGATTTGCCATATGACCAAGCAGGGTATGAACTGGCACGAAAAATATTTGATTCAGGTTTACCCTCCGAATCAACTATATGTGGGATTATTAAGGGACCTGAATTTACCAGAGCTAATGCAACCGGGAAAGATATTTCTATGTGTCAAAAATGCCCAATCTGATTGGGAGTAAGTCGGTTAGGGGAGCAATATGGTGAGAAAGAATATTTCTGAAATTATATTTGGAGTTTTTTTTATAGGCATGATTGTGCTTGGTATTGTACTTGCCCCTATTCAATGTTTCATATTTCACTCTCATTATTTTGCTCATAGCAGAAATGTGACAATAGATAATTTGCGCGTTGTGTATTTGTTTTGGATTAATTGGTTCTCTTTTATATTCATCTATTATTTACTAAAGAAGTCATCAAAAACATGCTATGTATGGGTAATAGTGTTGATCGTACATTTATTAATAATCCTTGGGTATATATGTCCTGACTTAGTGTTGAGTTGATCATAAGCGTACTTTGTGTGGGATAAGGGCGGGCTCAACCTGCTTGCGGAGAAAGATGCAAGCGGCAATGTCACCGCTGAATATATTCATGGTTATTCACCAGTAAACGGAATTGGAACTCTGGTAGCCGCGAAGAAGACTGTGGGTGAAACGACCTACTATCAGTACCCGCAGTACGACCATCGCGGCACGGTGGTGGGGCTGACGGACAAGACTGGCGCAGTCATCGCCAGCTACGAGTACAACGCCTTTGGTGAAGTGATTTCTGCGGATGAATCGACAGAAGTGCAAGCCGTCGGTAACAGATTCAGATATCAGAGTAACTGGATGGTGCTTAAAGACAGCGGTGACCGCTTCTACATCTCCGCTGCGCGGGTGTATGATGCGAAATTGGGGAGGTTTCTGCAGAGGGATCCGTTGTTTAGTGGTCAGTTCTTGGCACATAGATTTGCGTTTAGTAATAAGGCGTATGATGCGGTTGCTGATTCTATTTGGAATGGTGGATCTGTATTGAAGAAAAAACAAGTTTCGTATAGCTATGTTGCAGACATACCTAATTTTGGAGTTGATCCATTTGGTCTTAATATACATCTACCTAAATCCGAGCCAAATTTCACTCAACAATCATTGGCTAAGGATCTTTATGACTGGTTATCTGGACTCTTTGCAGGTGATGATAAAAAGAAAGGACAAAGTGGATCGGGAGCAACCCTATTTCCTCCATTTGATTGGGATCCCCAAAACTATACACAGGATGATTACCATAATTACGATAATGACCAATCATTTGCTTGTTTTATAGGAGAAACATGTGGAACTACAATAGAAAAAACGCACATGTGGCAAATGGAGGTGGCGATTAGAATAAAGACACTTACTAAATCGGTTGCAGGTTACGATGGACATTTGACTCGTCTTGGTAGGGCTACTTCGAGACTTAAAGATTGTTATTATTTGCTGCCTGTAAACTGTGAATGTAAAGACTTTCCGGATCTTGATATTCCAAGAATCCCTGCCATTACTGAATGCGATGATTATTATTCATACGCTGCTAATGCTTTTGCTGCAATGTTAATATATTCATTTATTCCTCCGGTCAGTATCACACCCGGTGGCGATATAGATGTCAACCAGCAGCAAACTGAAAATGCAACCACTGCACTTACTGTAGGAGGAGCGGCTGCGCTTCTTCTGAGAATGGCTCCACTGTTGACCTTCTAGAATTAGGTTCAAGTTGCATGAAAGGTACAGAAGATGTTTGATTATGAAAGGTTTTCAGCTCAAGTCAAAGATCGCTTTCCTGTTCCATCATCGTTAGATGAACCATGGGCAGAAAGAGATCCTCAGCTTGCGAAGGAACTTTTACACAAAAGACCAGAAGACCTTTCTAGTCGGGAACTTGGCATGATCACTGAAGCATACTTTCCGCAATGGGGTTATCTATTGCCGGAAATCATGAAACGAGCCCAGAAGTATCAGCCCGCTACACAGCTACCATTTTATTGTGAGCTTATGATGTGGGAGTGGAGCCACTTAACCCCGTTTCTTCAGGAAACAGGATCCATGATTGCATATACAGAAATCATTCTAGATTGTTTTAGAAAACTGCTTGAAAGCGTAACTATTGCGAAAGCACGTGAAGATCAAGCTCCATTTGATCATGATGAAGTTATTCCATTTATTCTTAGAGAAGGCACATCGAGAGACTCCTTATTAGCATGTGCCTATAAAGAAAACATTTGGGTTTGTCAACCCGATTTTGGCAATGAAATGATTCAGGCGTTCTTTTCTGAACGCCAAGGCGCTGATATTCATTTACTGGACTTTGCGTTTACCTTTGCCTTAATTGAATCTGGACGTGATGCAATCGCATCGAAATCGCATTGGGCTGAAATAATGGCGTGTCCAGAGCTTGTTGCGTTGGCAAAAGTGGATTTAAGGCCGCATTGGATGCGGGTCGAGTCTGTGATTCGGGAGATATTCCCTCCGTATTATGTTCAGGAGCTTGAGAAGGTCGTTCAAAAAAGCAATAAGGCTTAATCCCCCCGCCGCAGGATCCACACTCCGGCCGCTCGGGTGACCTACACACGCGCGACTGACGCCTGCGACGACTGACCGGCACCTGAACTCCCTCTCTGCCCGCATCCCGCAACCGGATCCGGGCAGTTTTCTTGTCCCGGGGAGTTTTGTGGCGTCTTGTAGTTGCGTATCGATTTCCAGCAAAGCGTTGTTCGGGTGGTTTGGATGCGCAAGCGAAAATAATTCTTGACTTGGAGGGGGTGGCTGTCAAAATAAAGTGGTATTGATCATCAGACGGGCGAATTGGCAGGCAGGGTGTGCTGTGTCAGTTTGCTTCGTCACCAGCAGTTTTGATGAACCATCCTGATCCGGCACCGGTGGCTCGCTGTCCCCGGTGCCTTTTTTTTGCCCCCTTCCTGCCGACAGTTGGAGAGATCCATGTCCGTCGGCTTGATTGCACGTATTTGTAATCCCGTCCGTTTCTGTTTATCCGCCCCGTCTGCGAGGAACCTGCTTCTCGCACGCTTTGCTGCGTATGTCTGCTATTTTTCCGCACTAAACCTGCCATCCTTACCCGGTGCCGTTTTCATTTCATCCAGCCGGCATTTGACAGTATAGGGAGTTGACAAATGGCATCCAATAGACTTACCGACCAGCCGACCAGTCCGCAACACATGATAGCCGCCGAACGGCGTAGCCGCGTTCTGACGTTGCGGCTGCGTGATGCGTCCCTGCGGTGCATTGCCAGCAAACTCGGTTGCAGCCACGAGACGGTCAGGCTTGATCTGCAGCATGCGCTCAAACAACTGCATGAATCTGAAAAAGAAAAGATGGAGCATCTGCGCAGCTTTGAGCTGGCCCGCCTTGACGTTGCCGTAAATGCCATTGCGGAGAAGGTAGCAGACGGCAACCTGAATGCTGTGGAGAAGTGGGTGCGGCTGTCGGAGCGGCGTTCGAAGCTTTTAGGGCTGGATGCACCGCTTGAAAGCAAACTGAATTTGAGCGGGAATGTTTTAGGAGAAATGACAAATGAAGATTTACAGCGTATTGTGGCAGCTCGGCAGGATTCTGCCCGCTGTAACGATCGTGCTGGTGACGGTGCTGATGTCTGTTGACTGCATGATTCAGGCATCCCGAATCCGGCAGGAGGCCGAGGCGCTGCTTGCGATCCGGACAAGCTATGCCTCGTTTTATTCTGCTTTTGAACCGGCAAAGGACTATCTCTACGGCCGGCATACGCATGCGATTATCCAGGAGTGCCAGAACGCAGCAGACGCCATAGACCGCGGCGAATGCTACTATGTGATTATTAACGTTCCGCCCCGTCACGGGAAGTCCGACATCGTTTCCCGGCGCTTCTCGGCGTGGTATCTGGGCAACCATCCTGACGACGAAATCATCCTTGCCTCGTATGGCGCGGATCTTGCGGTTGAGTTGAATATGGACGCCCTCGCTTGCGCAAAAATGGCGCTACCCATGTTTGGCCAAAAGCCCGGCCGCCAGCGCGGGAACTTCTGGACCGTTGACCGCCACAAGGGAAAGGTCAATGCGGTGGGGCTGGGGGGCGCCATCACCGGAAAAGGCGCAAATGTCTTTATTATCGATGACTATCTGAAAAACCGGCAGGAAGCGGAGAGCGAAACCGTCCGGAACCACATCTGGGACGGTTTTATCAGCGACTTGTGGACTCGGCGCGCGCC